TCACTCGCTCTTTTCTCCCGTCTCATCCACCTTACTCCTCAGCGCCTCGATGGCGCCGGCAAGCCAAGGCGGGATATCGGCACCCAGGGCGCCGGCGTTCTCGATGATGCTGCCGGTCTCGGTGAGGATGTACCAGATCAGGACCAGTGGGCAGAAGAACACCTCATAAGTAAAGGGCAGGGTGACGCTGGGGATGTTGGTCAGGATCATGCCGATGACCATGTCCAGGATAGCGGCCACGATGACGGCCACCGCACAGCCCATCTTGTGCCAGATGCCGTCCCTGGCCACGGAGCTGGACCACTTCCCTGCCCGGATGGCGGCGCAGGAGCCGGTGATGTAGTCGATGGCCATGCAGGCGATCCAGGCGATCACCAGCCAGCCGAACCACCCCCACAGAGCGGTCAGCGCGGCCAGGAGCGCGGAAAGCGCCGCCTTAAAAGCGTTGATGTTCTCCATCTTATCCCTCCTTCAGAGCGAGTCCGCCCACTTGATGAGCAGCTGCTTCACATTGTCGGCGGAGTAGTCCCCGCCCTTCCAATAGTCGGGGCTGTCGATGAGCCCGGCAGCAGAGAGCTTGTCCACGGCGGTGTCCAACTCGGACACGTCCTCCCCTTCCAGAGCGATCTTCACCGCCGCCCGGAAGTCATCCATGCTCCTGCCGTGCCGGGGGAACCAGTGGCTCACGTCGGCGTGGTTGGAGGCGATGCCCAGGGCGTGGCCCTCGCTGTGGTCCAGGACGTCGGTCATGGGGTCCAGTCCGTAGGTCTCACACAGGTGGGCCGTCAGGGCCACCGCGTGGCTCCAGGCGGCCGCAAAGTAATCCTGGGTCTCCGCCGGGTCGTAGGCCAAATACGAGTCCTCCCGGTCCGCCAGGGCGGAAAGAGTAGCGGGGCCGCAGGAGCCGTCCACCTCCAGGCCCAGGTCCTTCTGGCAGGAGCGCAGTGCGGCGTCGCAGCCGGGACCGAAGCTGCCATCGATGCCCTTGGGATCGTAGCCCCGGGCGGTGAGCTCCCGCTGGAGCCGCTCCACCGCCCAGCCGGTGTCGCCGCGTTTGAGGGGTTCCCACTCCTCCGGCAGGAGCCGGCACTCCTGGGGCTCGCAGATCTCAAAAGCGATATGGGTTCCGTTGGCCGTGCCCGCCTGGCTGCCGGCGTGGCCGCCCCGGGCAGTCCAGGGTAGGGTCTGGAGGGTAACGGTGTCGTCCACAATGGCGTGGGCAGCAGCCTGCGCCGTGGGGGTGTCCCAGCTCTGGGCCAGGGCCTGGGCCATGATGCCGGGAGTGGCGGTGGAATGGACCATGACTCCCTTGGTGGTGATGGTCCGGCCGCTGGTGTAGCAGGGGTTTCGGGTCATCATGCGCTGCGTGATGCCGTCCATGGGCGTCTCCTCCTCTTTCTTCAGCCAGATCAGGATGAGGTTTTGGGACGGGTCCTTGCCCTCAATGATGGTCCCCGCCTCCCGGTCGTAGTAGTTGACCTTCCGGCCACCGTCACCCAGAATGAAGTCGTTCCAGCCCTGGGACTTGGCCCAGGCCCGGAGTTCCAGGGGCGTTATGCCGTCAGACCCGTCCGGGAAGGCCACCAGGGCCAGAGCGCCGTCTTTGAGGCCCCAGCCGGTGCGCCCTCTCCGTCCACCTACGTCGGCGCCGAAGATCATGGGCTGGTCCTGCCCGTGGTAGATGCCGGCGCAGTTGGCGATGTAGTTCTGACAGGCCGAGAGCCCACCCTTGGACACCACGTCCACGGTCACGTCGGGACCCTGGTCCCAGCACAGGGCGGGGTAGGCGTACTCAGGATCATACTCCACCACCTGGCCATCGGCCTTCAGCGGGCAGACGGGTTTCCAGTCCGGGCCGTAAAAGTTCCCGGTGATGGCCAGGTCAGGTCTCTCCCGCTCCACGATGGCGGAGAGGGACAGCCTGTCCTTGTTGATGTAGATCTTCATGGACCGGATGCGGTCTGTGGGAATGTATCTGGTGTAGATCATGCCAGCACCTCTTCCCACCCCTGTGGGTATGCGCTGGGAGACCAGGTATTGGTATCAATGGTGGAGCGCCAAGTCTTTCCACTCTCAGTGCAGCAGTCCCCTTTCATATATGGGCTGGTGGCCAGCTCAATGAATGGCAGTGCCTTGGCCGGGTCCTTGGACCAATAAAAGCCCCACTGGGCCGGCATGTCCTCCGGCTCCTGAGTGTAGGTCTCGCTGTCGTACACCTGGAGAAGTTTGACCACACGGCCTGCTGTGGATCGGCAAAGGAATCCCACCGGCCGCTCCAGCATGTTCTTGACGGCCTTGGCTGCTGCAAAGTCCGGGATTTTCCCCTCCTCGGCGTAGATGGCCGTACCATCCATGGTGGCTGCCCGACCCTGGAGGTCAGCGGCATCGGCCAGCCCCTTCTCGCGCATGGCTGTCAAATAGAGCTCGTTACTCATAGCTGTTAACCCCCTCCTTGTAGGCGGCATCCAGTTCCGCCGTAGCGATGGAATCTTCGGGCACTGGGCCGGTAGAGCTTCCGCCCTTGATCTCCTCCGCCTGATCCTCGGTGAGGACGCCCAAGGTCACGTAGCGACCCAGCTGCTCGTCCGTCACGTAGCCCTTGTCATACCGGGCCTTGATGGTCTCATACATTGACCGTTCCTCCTTCTAGTTGAGTGAGCTGGAGCTCCGTCATCATCTGCCCCTGGGCGATCTGCTCCAGCTGGAGCTCTGTGATCTCCTGCCCTAGGAGTTGGGCTTCGGTGGGAGGCGGTGTCCAGGTGTCTCCGATGTCAAAGACCCGGTCATCTGCGATGGCACCGAAGATGGTGGGGTCGGCATCCTCCTCCAGGACGATGGAGTTTATAACCACGTTTTGCTTATCTATTACGTAGTAATACAAGAATTCAACCTCCCATCCAATTTAGTGCCAAAAACGTGCAGTAATCACACCGCGGTAACCATCTCCACCTGTTCCCATATTAAAATTATTGTCAATTGCGCCACTGCCTCCTCCGCCGCCTGGACCTTTTCCAGAATATCCTTGTATATGCGACGTAGTACCACCAGCGCCACCATACTTGGCACCACCCTGACCCTGTGAGTTGCTCATATTACGTCCTGCTCCGCCTCCACCACCGTACAGTACAGTTTCCGTAAAAGAAGAATATCCCTGAACCGTTCCATCCTTTCCTTTTGTATCTGAGGCCGAACCGGTTCCATATCCTCCCTTTCCATTGCCAGCTCCACCACTAACGGTGCCACCCTTTCCACCTTCTGCTGTGACGTCGCCAATAGTAGTTGTTCCGCCGATATAACCGCTACCAGTTGATGTTGTGCTTCCTTTTCCGCCAGCTCCTATTACCACCGGAATGACTGTTTCTGGAGTGAAAGGAAACTGTTCTTTCAACGTAACATATCCGCCACCACCAGCGCCGCCACGGTCTCCACCAGAGCCTCCTCCTCCACCGCCAACAGCACAAACATCCATGCGAGTACAAGCATTGCTGACGACAATATTTTGTGATGTGGTGATTTCAGTAAAATCCTTCAAATTGATTGTCATGCTATCGTTTGTTACATCGCCGGATTCTGCTGTTATTGATTTTGACGGGTTCTCTAAATCAATATAATTTTTGCCTAGTGATACGGTAGCAGTACCGCCGCCTGGAATGGTAATGCTTGCTTTCCCGCTTCCGTTGGTAACAAAAGTATTTGTTGTTACTCCGTTGGTAACATTCAATGATATATTCCCAGCCGATTTTCCGTTAGAAAATGTAACGGTTAAGTTTACAATCCCGTCGTTTCCGATGAGTTTGTTTATTTTTTCAACAGCTTCTTTTGCACTGGCAGCAGTTAAGTCAATCGCTATCTGGACGTTATTAGCGGCTACACCAGATACAGAGTTGTTATAGGGCACCTGCTCCGCCGTCACCCCGTGTGGGTTTTCCTTGTTGTCGGTGTGTGCAGTCAGCTCCTGCTGCACTGCCGCAGCGCTCCCAGCCGGGTCGTAGTCCATCTTCGGCAGCTGCTCCTCCGGGACCTTGCCATCGCTGCCCAGCGTCGCCACCCCGCCGGGCTTTCCCTTTTCCGAAGTGGGGATATAGTTCAATCCACCAAGATCCTTCTCGGTCAGAAAGCCACCTGCAGGATACTCCAAGGTAACGGATACCTCCCCGGTCACAGCGATGGCCACCGGGAATCGGTGGACGTCCAACCCCTCTGAGGCAGGTTTTACCGGCTGTGGCGCATCACCCAGGCTACCGTAGTAGAGCAGAGCGGCGGGATCGTCTCCCACATGGGCGGAGATCCCGAACTCAGAAAGGGCAAAGCCAGCCTCCAGCCCCCCGTTCAAGTCGTTTCGGTATTCCACCGTCATGGAGATCTGATTCCCGGATACCGCCGGAGCGGTGCTGGTGGCGGCAGCCACCGGGTCGATGAGGGTGTTGAGGGCTTTGGCAGCCGCAGCGCTCTCCACCACTCCCCTGCCCACCATCACGGCGTCCAGGACCAGCGCCTCACCCGCTGCTGCTCTGGCCAGCATGGCCTCACCGGCGGTGGTAATGACAAATCCATACATACTGTTACACCTCCATAGGCATCAGGGTCGTCTCCTGGATGGTCCAGAAGGCCCCGCCCGTCCGTGCCTCGGTCAATAGGCGGGAGAGTTCAAAGGTGAACCACCACGCCAGATGGGCCGGCTTGATCTCATTGACGGCCGCTCTCGGCCCATCCAGGTCCTCCGGGATAGCGGCCAGTCCGGAGAGCACTACCTCAAACTGGCAGGATGCGGCGTGCTCGATGACGGACACCTGCTCCGATTGAAAACCAAAGGAGGCCACCACAGCAGCTACAGTTTCTGCGGTGGTGGTCCCTTGTCCCCGAAGTTTGGCCTTGATCCGTCCTCTCCGGTAACTGTAAAGGCTGGTCCGGTCCACTGTAAGGCCCACCCAGGCCTCCCACAGGTCCAGCCCCCAGGTGGCGGAATCCACCCAGAGCTGGGCCAGCACATCGCGCTCCGCCTGCTTCAGGCTATCCGTCTCCAGGCTGAGCACCCGCTCCAGCTCTGCCACCGGAGGACTCGCTCGGTAGTATTCCGGGAGCCGATCGATGAGCATGCTCATGATACCACCACCTCACCCAACACAGGGATTTCATCCTTCTGGATGGTCAGATCTTCCATGCCTCCGTTCACGGTCAAGGCCGAGAAGTTCTCTACACCCGGGAGATTGAGCAGAATGGCCAGCACCCGGTTGTAGAGCATAGTGTAGGGCAGATCCTCGTCCGGATCGTAATATACGGCAGAAAATTTCCCGTCGATCAGGCTATGGCAGTGCTCCTCCAGTCCGGCGCGAAAGGCCGTCTCCACCGCTGTGCGGTCGGCACCTGGTGCCAGGGTAACGGTAGCGGCTACCGTCACATCCAGGCGCTTTGCCGCCGCCACCGTTACCGCAGCGCCGATGGGACGCTCCTCTCCGATATGGTCATCCACCGCTGTCACGATCTCTTCAGCGGGCGGCTCGTAATTGCTGTCCACCAGGGTGACCGACACCGTTCCGGGCCCGTCCGGCAGCTCCACCACCTTGGCATTTCCAACGCCGGGGACCTCCAGGGCCCACTGGCGGTACTGGTAGCCGTTGCCACTGGTGGGCGGCCGCTGCACCCGCTCCTGGATGCGGGCGAGGAGGGCGGCGTCACTCTCCTCATCGGTTCCCCCTTCCGCCGCCTCGTTCCGGTATCCGGTGAGCCCGGGAAGGTTGACATACATCCGGCTGATGGTTCCGGCCTCCACGTTGTAGACGCTGCCCACCTGGGCGGCCTCCAGGCGGCCGGAGCCGGTACCGGCGTCTCCCAGCACCACCTGGGCCATGAGGGTGAAGGAAAGCCCTCCGGCGGTCAGGAAGGCGGTCCCGGCGGGGATGGTCAGGCCGGGGGTGCCGGTAAAGGAAATATCACAGTAGGCCCGTGTGCCGGACCTGCGGGTGATGTTGTAATACTGCCGTCCCACCAGGTCGATGTAGCCCCCGGAGCTCTCGTCCACAAAGAGCATGGAGGGGACGGCGCTGAGGGCCTGGTAAACCCGGCTGATCTCCTCGGCCACAGGCCCGGACACACCGTCAGCGAAGCCGCCTGCCATGGAGGAGAGCCCCTGGTCCTCCCGGATGGCGGAGAGGATGCGGGCCTTGACGGCCTCCACGGTCTGATTTTCGTACATCGCGCTCCCTCCTTATATGCTCAAATCCGTCTTACCGTACACGGTGGACATGGTCACGCTGATCCTCAGCGTAGAGCCCACCAGCCCCTCCACCGTGGCCGTGGCGGCGGTGATATAGGGGCAGACGGTGAGGGCCTCCTCCACATACCTGGCGGCCTCGCTGCGCCGGGTCTCGGCCCGGTAGGGCTGTCCGATGAGCCGCTCCAGCTCGCAGCCGTAGTCCCAGGAGTTGTAGCTGAAGCGGTACCGGGCGGTCTTGACGGCCCGCCAGGCCCAGCTTTTCACCGCCTCCAGGCCGGTCACCACCACCGGCTCACCGCCGGAAAAGCGGGGAATGCCCAGCTCATAGTCCATGGCCACATCCCGGTACAGGGGCAGGGCGGCGGGCCGTGCCGTCTCCCCGGGAAAGAACGGGAAAAGCTGTCTCACTGCCACACCGCCTTTTTTAAGATATAGTAATCCTGGTTGTCGTCGCTCACCAGACAGATGAGCCGGTCACCGGCCCGGAGGAGATGCTCCTCCCCCGTGTCGGTGGTCCACTGGTAGCTGAGGTCGGTGGGCACGCCGATGCCGTTCTGGTCCAGGGTCATACCGTTGCACACCACCTGGAGCTTACCGCCGCCGGCCTGCTCCACCGTACCGAAGAGCAGCGACATCCGACTCTTGGGCCGGTCATCGTCCGACCCGCCCAGCATCCCGGCCAGAGCCGCGTAGATCTCACTCATGGCATCCTCCTAGTCCTCGCTCCCCGCCTCGGTCTCGTTCATGAGGTTCCGGAAGTTGAGAGAGAGCTTGCAGAAATACTGTCCGTTCTTCCAGGTGTGGGTGTCGCTGTCGATCCAGCACAGGCCCACCGCCCCGGTGCTGTTCTCCCGGAGGAGGACGGCGTTGCCGGTGATGAGGCTGGGGTCTCCCAGGCATTCCACCGTCATATTCTGCTGGAGTCCGTTGTCCTCCAGTTCCGCCTGAGCCTCCGGCCCCTTGTCCTCCCCGTCCCGCTGGGTGAGGATGGACTGAAACCGCCCGTAGAGGGCGGCGCTCTCGGCGTCCTCCACAGTCCGGATGAGAACACCGCCGCTGGAGTAGATGGCCACCGCATTGGTGAGCCCGGAGATGTCCTCCCGGACGTTGAGGGTCTGGAGGTTCTTGCCCGGCGCGATCTCCAGGGCGGCGGCAGAGGGCTTCTCCACCACCTCCAGAGCGCCGGCGCCGTTGAATCGTGCCAGGTACCGCCGCCCGTTCTGCTCCCCGGCCAGAGTGTAGAGGGTATCCACGATCTTGGAGAGGGCCGTGCCGGGGAACTTCCGGGTGACGGAGACCCCGGTCTGGGCCAGAGTCCCCACGGGCACGCCAAAGTCGGCGCACAGGGCGGCCACGGCCTGCTCCGGCGTCGCACCGGAGAACTGGTACCAGCCCTGGTTTCCCGCCAAAAACCGCCCCCGGTCCTGGGCGGTGAGGGAGAGAACGCTGCTCCCGGTGGCCTTTTCCCGGGCCACCAGGTGGCCCAGAAAAACCTGGTCGCCGTCCACCGTCAGGTGGATCTCCGCCCCCAGGTCGCAGGGGGGCGTGGGAAGGCTGCCATCGGTTGGGACGGCAGCCTGGATCTCCAGGGACCGGCATACCTCCCGGAGGCTCCCGGTCCAGTTCAGGGTCATCACCCGCTGGGTGAGGTCCCAGGTCTCCCCCTGCCGGGAGAGGAGGGTGAGCCGGTAATCAGCCAAAGTACGCCTCCTCCTTCTTGAGCTGCACCGCCCACCGTTTGGCGTCGGCGTCCCAGGTGGTGGTAGTGGCCGCCGCCGTCCTGGCGCTGGGCGGCTTCTCTGCCGCCGCCGGCAGGGCGTCCATGGGCGGGATGGTGAGGGTCCGGCCGGGCTGGATCAGATTGGCGTTGGGGATATCGTTGGCCGCCGCCAGCCGCCAGCACAGGGAGCCGTCTCCATAGTAGGCCTTGCTGATTGCCCAGAGGGTGTCACCGCTCTGAACGGTGTAGGATCGCTGGGCGGCCGCCCCCGTGGCGCTCTCCCGCACCGTCGCCCCGGTCCCGTCGGCCTGGGCAGGAATGACGGGGGTCTCCGGACGCTGGTACTGCCGGTAGGTGATGTCGGCATAGAGGTCGTTGGTGCCGTCCTGCTCCCGATAGACCACCCCCTCCAGCAGCACAGAGGCATTGACGGGGGTGCCGCTCACCAGCCACCGGAGGACGGTCCCCTGGTCGATCCACCGCTCCAGCTGCTCCAGGTAGGCCCAGGGGTTGGTCCCCGCTCCCGGGGACAGGAAGGGATAGGCCTGGGCGGGAAGGATACAGTCGGTGAGGGTGGCAGACCCCATTTTCTTCCCGCCGAAGAAATTGAGGTCGCCCAGCTGGTCCACCCGCACCGTCTCCAGGATGGCCTCGTGGGGCCACTGGTAGGAGGCCGGGGTCACCGGCAGCACCAGCTCGGTGCCGGTGACCTCGTCCAGGAAGGTGATGAGCCGCAGCATCAGCGCACCCCTCCCCTCTGGGCCAGCTCGACCTTGCGGAGGATGGCCGCGGCGATGGCGTCCACGTCCTCATCCGTCCGCACCGACCAGCTGCCGGTGACGGTGATCTGGATGGGACTGGAGGTCTTTCGGTCCATCTCCCTGGCCTCCCGTGCCGTCAGCACCCGCTCGCCCTCGTGGAGCAGCGCGGCATAGTTGTCGTAGGGCACCCGGTCCAGACCAGCCGCATGAGGCGTATAGAGCGTGTCAGTGTTGCTCTCTCGCACCCAGTCCTGATAGGAGGAGGAAATGGCACGGCCGCTCTCGCCAAGGGGGTGGTTGTCCGCCCAGGCGGCCGCCATGCCCTTGGAGTACTCCAGGCCCATTTCATACCCGGCGTCCCAGTAGTCGCTTTTCAGACCGGTGTCCGCCCGGATTCCGGCTATCAGCGCCTTTTCCGATTCCAGCGCCAGCTGGGCGCCCTCAGAGGCGTTGTACTCGTTCAGGGCCATGACCCTGGCCTCCGCCAGGGCACGGCCCATCTCGGCAGCGTCTCCTTCCACCTGGGCTTTTTGGTACTCGTTGGTCAGATCATTGAGCCGTTTCTGTGCCTCCTCGCTGAACAGCGTTGTTTCTGCGCCGCTCATAACTGCGTCCAGAGCTTCTCGCTGAAATTGTTCCTTCTGATTCTCCAGAGAGGCCTGCCAGGCGCCGATGGCCTTGTTGGCCTCCTGCTGGGCCTCGCCGCTCACCCCGGAGAGCCACTCCGTCTGGGCCTGGAGGCCCTTGGCCCGCTCCGCGTTGTAGCCTTCCCCGTAGGCGGCGTCCATCTCGGTCTCCGCGTCGGCCAGGGTGGAGGAAAGGCCGGAGAAGGTCCTGGACATCTCGTCCATGGCTCCCGCGTACTGCTCCAGCCCCTGCTGGATGATGGACACCGCCTGGGTGCCGGAGATGGAGCCCTTGGAGATCATGTCGTAGACCTCGCCCTGGCTCACACCCAGGCTCCCGGCCAGCATACCGATGACGTCCACGCCCCGCTCCTGGAACATGTTGAGGTATTCCAGACTGGCCTTGTCGCTGGACTGCATCCGGCTCAGGGCCTGAGCCATGACGGACATGTCGGAGGCGCTGACGCCTACGGCGCTGCCGGCGTTGCCGATGCCCTCCATCAGATCCAGCATCCGCTGGGGGTCGGAGCCAAAGCCGGTGGCCAGCGCCCGGGACATGGCGGTAAGGTCGCTGTACTCCATGGGCGTCTCCGCCGCCATGGCCCGCAGGTCCTTCAGGTACTGGTCCCCTATGCCCTCCCCCAGCAGCTTGTTGAAGGCGATGGCGTCCAGCTCCCGCTGGGCGGCCACCGAGGAGCCGGAAGAGATGGCAGAATCCCGCTCTGAGGTCTGCTCCTCCGCCGCCTCCTGGACGTAGGACTGGAAGGCGCTGTCCCGTCCCTCGTAGATCTGACTGGCGCCGGAGGCCAATCCTACCCCGGCGCCGATGGCGGCACCAACGGCGGTACCTACTCCCGGAGCGATCATAGAGCCGATGGCCGCCCCGCTGCCGGCGCTCCCAAGCACGGAAGAGAAAAGGCTCCCGCCGCTGCTCCCCAGAGCAGAGCTTGCCAGCGTCCCCGCCCACTGTCCGGCGGTGTCGCCAAGCATATCGTAGAGCCCGGCTTTTCCCAGAGCGGCGAGCATTCCCACCGCTCCGGACAGGCCGCCCGACCGGTTATCCATCCGGCTGGCCGCCGCCTCGGTCTCTCCGATCCCCCGGGCGGCCTTTCTGGCCTGCTCGTAGAGATCGTCGTAGGCCTTGGAGTTGGCCTTCAGGTTGGTTTCCGTTTCCGTGAGGGCCCGGCGCAGCTCCGTTTGCCGGTCGATGGCTTCGTCCAATGCCTTCTTGCTGGCCTCGTCGTTGAGCTTCTTATAGCTCTTCTGGGCCGCCTTGACCTGGTTGTCCGTCTCCGCCATGGCCTTCTTCAGGTCCGCGTACTTTTTCACCATGGAGTCCTGAGCCTTGTCATAGGACCTGATGCTCTCCTCCAGGTCGTCCAGGGTCTTGTCAAAGGCCTGACTGTTGCCCGCGATGGCCTTCAGCGTGGGGCTCACCCGGTCATAGAGGCTCATCACAATACCGACTTCTTCCGCCATGGGTCACCCCTCCTTGTCCGACTCGATTTCATGGAGGGCCAGCGCCCAGGTGAGATCTCTCGCCCCTTCCCCCATGCCGGCGTACATCTCCGGCGTCCAGTGATGGTGGCGGAAGAGGTAGTAGATCAGCTCCAGCTCCGGGTCGCTGCCCTCCGTCAGGCGTTTTTTACTTCATCAATGGTGGTCCGGCGGTAGCCGCACAGCTTTTCCACCGCCCGGCTCAGGTCCTCGATCTCCCCCGGCAGGAGCATGGCCTTCACCGTCTCCGCAGGAGTGGCCCCGCCGTAGCGCTCCTTGAGGGCCGGGTCCTTCAGGTCGGGCTCCACGCAGCCCTGGAGCAGGATGTGGACCGACACGTCGTCGGACAGGCTCTCCCGGAGCTTCTGCACCTTGCCGTAAGGCAGGCCCCGCAGGGTAAAGACCACATCTTCCCCGATGAGCTCACTCAGCCGCTTGACGCGGTACCGGGCGGTGGGCAGCTCCTTGAGCACGTTGGGCAGCTCCGGACGCAGCAGCAGGGAGACCAGGTCTTTCTTTTCCTCCATGCTTTTCCCTCCTTATGCCGGGGTGATCTGATCCAGGAACTCATAGCGGCCAAAGGTAAAGGGGGTCGTCACCGTCCCCACCGTGGCCGCCTGCCAGTCGGCCAGCGTGAGGTCGTCAAAGCTGACGTTGTAGACGGCCACACGCTCCGCCCCCCAGCTGTCAGGGTCCTTCAGCTTGGAGATCACCGTAAACCGGCGGTCCACGCCGTCCTGGAGGCCGCTCTGCTTCTGGGCAAAGCCGGAGTCCACCTTGTAGAGGGTCAGGCTGCCGGCACCGCTGGCGCTGGTGGCCTTGGTGTCGGTCATGAACTGGCCGCACAGGTTGATGGTCTCCTTGTTCTTGCTCACCTTCAGCTGGCAGGCGGTGCACTCGGCGATCTTCTCGCCGTCCACCCACACCTCACCGAAGGTTCCGTTGATAACTCTCTTCGCACTGTCAACGCTTGTCGCCATGTCGTCCTCGCAAACTCCTTTCCACTCCGCCCGGCTGTCCGCCGGGCATCCGTTTCAATCTGTTGCTCGTCCTCTCCCCACGGAAGCCGCTTTGCGTGGCTTTCGTGGGGACCCTAGCTTATGCCGCCAGGGTGGACGCAGCGTGGAAGATCACCTGGAAGTCCTCCATGGCGTCCACCAGCCGGCCACCGCACTTGATAAAGACCCAGCTCCCGGTCTGATACTCCTTGAGCTGCTGCTCCGTGAGGTCGGCGGTCTCCACACCCTGGGCCTTGAGCCACCGCTCCTGGGCCTCCAGGTCGATCTCCGCCCAGCTCTCCCCGGGATTGAGCACCCCGGCGCTCTCCAGATAGGAGAAGTACTCCCGGATGGCGGTGAGCAGCAGGCACTTGTTGTCGTAGGTGTTGGGATAGCGGCCAATGTACTGTCCCTGGATGGTAGTGCGCAGGTAGTAGGTGATGAGGTCCATCCCCTCCACGATCTTGATCTTGCTCCAGTCGGCGTTGCCGGTGGCCGGAATGGTGGTCAGGGAGTTGACACCCCGGCCCATCTTGGCCACCTGGCCGTCGTGGATCAGGATGAGGTTGCCCTCATTGATGGCCGTCTTCTGCTCCTCTTCACTGCGGGGCGTCACCGCCGTCAGTTCCTCCAGAGCGGCGTAGGTACAGGACATACCCATGGGGATACCCGCCAGGGCCCCGGCGATCCGGCTGGAATACTGGGCCGCTGTGTAGGTGGTATTCCCTGCTGCGATGGCGCCGTCGGTCTCCTTGAAGGAGATGATACCCGTATCATCGGGAGGGGAGGCGGGATTGGCCTCCACCAGCTTTTCGGTGAAGTAGTCCTTCCGCCGCTCCTTCACCCAGGTCTCCAGCAGGGTCTTCTCCGCCGCCGTCACGTCCGGAGGCGGGGCGATGTAGTCCAGGCTCTGGTTCTCGATGAGCTTCAGTCCGGCCTCCAGGGCGTCGGTGTCCTCGGTGCCGGGTGCGATGACCACCGCCACCACCTTGCTGGGCTGGCCCCGGTCGGTGCCGGTGAAGGCCCGGCTCAGGTAGGCCTGGTTGTCCGCCCCCAGCTCCGAGGGGATGAGGGCCGCGCTGGTGAGCTGGTGGACTCCCTGGGCCTGGGAGTCCCGTACAAAGACGCCCACGTAGCCCTTCTTGCTCCGGTTGGCCGCCGCCTGGGCGGCCTTCTGAAAGGTGATGGTCAGGCTGGGCAGCCCGATTGTCGTCGCCATAAGATCACTCCTTTGTTGAGATATTGAGTTCATAGTGCTCCATGAGGGGCACGCCGCTGGGCGGGACATCAGGATCGGTATGGGATGGCCGCCCGTCCACCCAGGAGAAGATGAGGGTCACCTCAATGAAATCAGGGGCGCCGGTGCCCCGGTTGGTCTGTACCTGGATGGCCCGGTCCTCCACCGGGAAATATCCCCGGGCAAACAGACCACAGGCGGCCTCCATGCGCTGGTTGAGGGCCTCCAGGCTGCTGTCGTGGTAAGCGTCCACCGCCTCGAAGCCGGTGAGCAGCAGGGTGACCGTCCGCCGGACCAGGGCGATGTTGACGTCCGCCGTCTCCTCCTTTTGCAGTTCCAAGGCAAAGGAGGGGCGCTTGAAATCCTTGGGGAGGTAGTTGGTGTAGACCTCCTCCCCCGGCCAGTGCTCTTGGACCCTGGCCTTCACCGCGTCCATCAGTGCTTGGGTGGTCATCCGTCACACTCCCTTCTCCTCGGCGAAGATCTCCAGGGCCTCATTGGCAGCATCAATGGCGTGCTCCTGGGCCTTCATCTTGGTCCAGGAGTAGAACATGCGGCCCTTCACATAGCGCAGACCTGTTGCCGTATTGAGTCCGGAGCGCCGGTTCCGGTTTTTCCGTGCTGTGCTCCAGGCGTAATCCTTTCTGGTGTCCGCCTTTCGTACTCCGTGGCCCCGCTCCAGCCATTTGGTGACCTGTTTGACGGTAACGGCCTGGCCGTGCCAGCTCTTGGGCTTTTTCCCAGGCCGGACCGGAGATGCCTTCTGCGGAGTCAGGGCGGCATATCCACCCCTGCTGCCGAAACGAAGCTCCTGCCAGGACCGGACCGTCCCCTTGGCGTCCGCCTCCAGGTCTGCCCTGCCGATCTGGGCATCCAGGTCCCGCTTAGTGGCCTCACCCATGGCTTTCACCGCCACAGCTCTGGCCTCCGGGAAGTCCTCCATCAGATCTTCCCAATAGGAATAGAACTTCTGGACCGCCTTCCGGTCCAGAGTCGCCTTCCGGCTCACAGGTCCGCCCTCCTCCCGATCTCGTACTCGTTCTTGAACTGGTCCAGCTCGTGGGGCGTCAGAATCTCCCAGGCCGCGCCACGGACTTCCACCAGACAGCCCGGACGCAGGGTAATGGCCTTGGGGGTCACCAACACCAGGCCCAGCTCATTGACCGACATGGGCCATTCCTGTTCATGCCGGACGTATTTCTCGGTGAGGACGCCGGGAAAGGTCATCTCGTCCGTGGTCCCGTCCGGCCTCAGCCGGACGGTATCCACGGTCACCAGAGCGGCATCCATATCCAGATGCCCCCGCCCCCGGTCCGTGATGGAGGTGAGGAAGAGGTGCTGCTCCCCCAGGCGCAGGGCGTTGTGAAGGGTGAGGGGCTGCCGCCGGATCACGATAGCGGCATCCCTTGCCCCCACGCCCACCTGGGAAAAGAGGTTGCTCTTGGCCTGTAAGGTGATGTTGGCCCAGGCCCGGCGGAGGGGCACCCATTCCCAGATCCCGGCAGTCGTCTCCCGGAGTTCCAGGACCTGGGCGGGCTTGTCCAGCTTCCCGGCGTCGATATGCTCCGCCATGGACTACACCTCCCCTCTCGGCTCGCTCAGCTTCAGCTGGTTGATGAGCCGCCGGAAGGCGGGGTTGTCCGCCACGATGGTACCGGTGATGGTAACATCCCGACGATCATAACCATCCAACACCAGATAGTTGACACACAGGTCGTACTGTGCGGCCCTGGGGGTACCGGAGGCGGGCGGGGAGATCCCCGCCCCCTCCATGTACCCCACCGCCGCGTCGTAGAGCCCCTCCAGGGTGAGGAGCTCCTCATCGGTGGGCTCCTCGATCCGGCAATAGGCCAGCAGTCTGGCCCGCCGCTCCTCGGTCAGGGCCATGGGCTCAGCCGTTGGCGGGCAGGGTGGCCACCACGAAGCCCTTGTCCACGATGAGGTTGCCGCCCACCATGGCGTCGCCCAGAATGGTGAGCATCCGCTCCACCGCCTTGACAGACTCATCCACCCGGACCGTGTAGGGGCCAAAGAGGCCCAGCTCGTAGTTCATGGGGTCGCCGTACACCATGGTCTGGATGGCGGAGGAACCCTTTTCGGAGGCGGAGAGGGCGGTGAGCTTGGAGGAGATGGAATAGGGCACGATGGTGCCGCCCTCCCGGATGGTGCCGGTGTTGGGGTTGGCGGCGTCGGGCACGATGTCGAAGAGCCGCCCCTTCTCGTTGGTGCCCCGCAGCTTGCCCAGGGCCAGCAGGTCCTTCTTGTTGAGGTAGAGCCGGCAGTTGCCGCCCAGCTCCTCGTCGCCGCCGTAGGCGAACATCAGCTCGGTCAGCAGGTCGGGGCCGACCTCCTCCACGTCCAGGCTTGCGTAGATGGGGCTGCCCGCCATGTTCTTGGCGGTCTTGATGCCGAACATGTCATTGGTGGCCTGGCCGTCGCCATTGAAGATCATCCCCACCGTGCTCCGGCGCATGGACTTCATGGCCATGGCGAGGATCTTGGCGTAGTAGTTGGCGGGGGTGAGCCGGGAGATGTTCCGGTCCACATAGCTGGTGGTGGTCAGCTCATAGGGGGCGACCTTGGCCACGCCCAGCTGGGGATCGTCGGAGGCGGCGCGGGCTGTGCCGGCGGCGGTGGTCACCTTTGCCCCCTTGGCGTCCGGCTCGGAGATCACGTAGGGCTCCAGATAGGCGGACATGCCGGTGAGATCCTGCACATACACCTGGTCGATGATAGCGCCCACGCCGTAGCCCAGGGCGTCCCGGATATCGGTGCCGGCGCCGGTGGGCTGGGCCAGGGTGCCGGTGGCCAGGGTCACGGACTTCTCGGTGTGCTTGGGGACAAAGAGGGCCTTGGCCACCTCCAGGGGAGAGAAGGTCACCTCGTGGCCCTTCATGAGCTCATTGCCCCGCTCCTCCGCCTTGTCCTTCTCCTCGGCGGGGTCGTCGGCCTTCTCCAGGAACTTCCGGTCCTGCTCCCGGACCAGGTCCTCCACGTCCTTGATCTCCTCGTTCATCTTGGTCACCTTGGCCATCTCGGCGTGGTACTCCTCCCGCTTGCCCTCCTTCAGCAGGGCCTCGGCCCCCTCCAGCAGGGCGGTGCGCTGGGTCTTCAGATCGATCAGCTTGCGTCTCATTGTGTTCCCTCCATTAAAATCTGTTTTTCTCCAGCTCCAGCAGGGCCTCGTCCCGCCAGTCCTGGCTATCTGCGCCGGGCGCTCCGCCCGGAGGGGGATCTTCCGGGCCATCCGGCCCGCCGTAGCGTTTGACCACACCGGCCGCCGGCTGGGCCGGCACCGGCAGCATGGACACCTCATAGGCGTCGGTGGCGCCGTCCAGCTCGATGTAGCAGAGCTTGCCGTCATACTCGCAGCCCTTGACGTGCTCGCACCAGGCGGTGGCCCGGTCCGTGCCGCAGATGGAGCAGACGGCCCGCTCCCCGGCGACTCCCACACTGCACTCCCGCAGCAGGCCCGTCTCGATGGCGGCGATGGTGTCGCCGTTGCCCTGGAGCCGGGGCATATAGCACCGCAGCACCAGCTGCTGTCCGCCCTCCACGCCGGGCATCTCCTCCACCCCGGCGGCGTACACCCGGGCGGTCTGGCTGCCGGCGCTCCACTTGTGGTCCAGCAGCACCGGACGGCCCACGAAGAGCTTGGCCAGGGCCTCCAGCGTGCGCTCGGTGAACCGCTCCAGGTCCCGGTCCACCTGGTTGTTGCAGGCCGCCAGGCGGAAGGTGTAGACCTCCTCCGCCGCCAGCGCCCGCAGGGCCTGGGCGCTGATGAGAGCCAGGTCCTCCTCGGTGGCCTCGGCCTTCAGGAGCCGGGCCGCTTTCATGATCTGTTCCATTCACGTCTCCTCTCCCGGGGCGGTCTGCGCCCCGGCTCGTTTCCGGCTCAGCTCCGGCCAGTCCTCCAGGGGCACATAGTTGAGGGAGGCCTTCCGGGCGTCCCCGCCGGGCACGTCGGGCCGGTCCTCCAGCTCCTCGATGTCGTTGACGGAGAACACGCCGATCTCGTTCATGGCCTTGTACCAGTCCTTCCGGGCCGAAGTGTCGCCCCGGAGCTCCGCCATCATGTTGATGCGGATCTCCAGCCCGGCGTCCACCTGGCTCTGGGTCAGCAGCTTCCAGGTTCGCTCCTCCTCGTACTGGGTCACGTTGGGGTGGAGAGTGCCCACCACATACTCGATGGCGTTCTGCTCGTTGGATCCGTAGGCCTGCTTGCCCTCCTGGAGCTTGTAAAGGGGTACTCCGAAGTAGCGGGCGATGTCCCGGACCGAAACCTCCCGGCTCTCGATGAACTGGGCGTCCTGGTTGCTCACCGACAGGGGCTTGTATTCCAGTCCGAAGTCCAGAATGGCCACCCGGTGGCTGTTGCTGGGGCCGGCGTGGATCTTCTCCCACTCACTCCGCAGCTGGTCCTTCAGGGTGATCCAGGTGCCGTCCGGCCGTTTCAGCGGCTTCCCATTCGGGTCCTTGGCGTAGCCGCCCAGGTCGCTCTCGGTGCGGAGGACGCCGGAGGGCTGGCCGCCGTTTTCGTAGTAGGAGCGCTCATACTGCTGGGCCGCCAGGCTGGAGGCGATGACCTCGCTGGCCCGGCGAAGGACCCCCACGCCCTTCAGCCCGTCCCGGGAGGCGGCTTTGTAGTGGCAGATGTCCTCCTGGGGCAGCCGCATTGGCTCCCCCGTCCAGGGATGGGTCACCGTGTACCACACCCGGCCGCTCAGGTCCCGCCAGGGCTCCACCAGCTCTCCGGGCACGGGGATCAGCTCCGTGATGCGCCCGGTGCGGGGGTCCCGCAGCACCCATTCGTAGCCGTTGCCGGTGACCAGACGGCTGGTCTCCACCACCTTCTTGGCCACAAAGGGACTCATGGCCTCGTTGGGACGCACGTTGAGGAGGCGCAGCAGGGGCAGGTCCACCCGCTGCCGTGTCTTACTGTCCATGATGTAGGAGGGCAGCTTGCCCATGGAGTCGCTGAGGATCTCGATGCACCGGTCCACTGCCGAGAGCTTCCGGGCCAGGCTCTCCCCTGCCTCGGTGCCGCTCACGGGATAGCCGGCGGCCACCAGCCCCTCTGCCGTCACCGCCTTGCTGACGGTGGGCGACCGGGCCAGCGCCCGGATGCCCTGGGTCATGCTCACGCCTCTTCCCTCCTTCCCATGGCGCTGAGCACCGCACCGGCCATGGCCAGGGCCCCGCCGGTGATGAGCCCGGCGGGCAGGTAAATGAGTCCCGCCCCCACCGCCACCGCTGCGGCGCCTGCCACCAGCACCAGGTCGGCGCTCATGCGGCCCAGCGCCTTCTTCCATCGCTTCATCCGACTCCTCCTTCCGTGTCCGACTTGGACACCCTATAAGCTGAAGCCCGGCCGCTCCATGGCCGCCGCCAGATCCGGCTTGGCCGCCTCCTTGACCATGGCCGTGGCCATAGAGATAATCCAGGCCACGGTGATGTCGATGCGGCCGGTGCTGCGGTTCTTCATGGGCTTCATGTTCTCGTTGCCGTCCACTGCGCAGCGGACGTTTCCGAAGTTCCACCGGGCGCAGGTGTTGTGCTCGTGGAGCATCTGGTGGGCCCGGATAAGGACCTCCAGCTTCTTGGTGGCGGGAGACATGCCCAGCATGGTCTGGGAGATCTCCAGCACCTCAATGCCTCCCTGCATGAGCCGCTGGGACAGCGTCCAGGACATGGCCGGGTCCAGACCCAGGGTGATGAGGTCGAAGGCGTCCGCCACCTCCCGGATGACCTCCTCCACCCGGCTGTAGTCCACAATGTCCCCCTCACACAGCTCCAGAAAGCCCGCCCGGGCCCAGTCCCGGTAGGGGACGTGGTCCCGCTGCTCGGCCTCCACTACCCCATCCTCCGGCCGCCAGGCCCAGAAGAGGGCCACCCAGGTCTCCAGCCCGGGCTGGGGCGGGAAAAGGAGCACGAAGGCGGTGAGGTCGGTGCTCTTGGAGAGGTCCAGCCCGCCGTAGCACTGCTTGCCCCGCAGCCAGTCCCGGACGGCCTGCCTGCGTGCCGGGGCGCTCAGCCCCGCCCACTCCGGGCGGTTGAACTGGGTCTTGTCGTACAGCGTGAGAGGCACCCAGCCCACCGCTTTCACGCTGATCCACTGATTGAGCCGGAGCCAGCGGAAGAGCTTCTCCGCCGCCTGGCTGCGCTTGGCCGCCTGGGCCTCCAGACGCAGGGTCCGCAGGGTCAGGTGCTTCCCCAGGGAGGGGTTGCACAGGCGCCACAGGGACTCGTCCCAGATATCCACCTGCTCCAGGGCCTCCGGGTCGTCCCCGTAGAGAGCGGTGAGGCCGTAAAGGATGGGCAGCCAGTTGGACTCATCCCGGGCCAGCAGGGCCTCTTGGGCCTCACGCAGCTCCTCCGGGGCGGCCCGGCGCAGGGAGATCACCTGCCGGGGGTCGCCGCCCTGGGCCAGGATCTGCCGCAGCTGCCGGGCGTCCCGGATGGCCGCCGCCCGCTCGTGGATCTCCCAGCCGATGCTCTTCCGGTCCGGGTCGTCTCCGGCGGTGGTAAGCACGATCCACACCGGCTGTGCGTGGGCAGCGCCGGCGGCGCCGGTCATCACGTCCCACAGGGCCCGGTTGGGCTGGGCGTGGAGCTCGTCGAAGATGACGCAGCTTGGCTTATAGCCGTGCTTGGAGAAAGCCTCGGCGGACAGCACCGCCATCAGGCCCACAGTCACCCAGCGCTTGCCGCCGTTTTCCGCCCGGCGCAGCTGCCGGTATTCGATCTGCTTCTTGGACTTGGTGATCTTCAGCTCGCCCCGGGCGATCATCTTGGCCGTCCAGGGGGCGGTCTCCAGCATGAACACCGCCGCCCGGAACACGATGCTGGCGTTGTCCCGGTCCGCCGCGCACAGGTAGACCTCGGCGTTGAGCTCGCCGTCCCCAAACAGGTGATAGAGCCCCAGGGCGGCGGCCAGCTCGCTCTTGCCGTTCTTCTTTGGGATCTCCAGATAGAGATACTGGTACTGCCGCAGCAACTCCCCGCTCTCCCCGTCCGGCTCCAGGGTGGAGTAGAAGTCCATCAGGGCGTCGCGCTGCCAGTCGTAGAGCCGGAAGGGCTTCCCCGTGTCGGTGGTGGGCAGGCGCTCCACGAAGTCGCAGACGAACTGCCCGGCCGCCCGGTCCAGCACCGCCATGGGCTACTCCCCCATAGCCCTGGCCTGCCTGGCCCTCAGGGCACGGGTGAACTCGTCGGTCTCGTCCACCTCTTTGGCGGCGTTGGCCAGGACCTCCGGCACCACCAGCCGGCAGCGGGAGGAGATGGACAGGCCCATGACCTCGGCGCACTGGCGGCACTGCTTGAAGTAGGATGCCTGGACTCCTGTCCACTCCTTGGCCAGCTTCTCATCCTTGTCCCGGATGGCGGCCGAGGCCAGCTTGTCAGCCCGAAGCCACCGATCCCGGGCCACCAGGAACTGCCCCAGCACGTCCCGGTCCAGCTCGGTGTAGAGTCCGGCCTGGCGGAGGATCTCTCCGATCTCAGAGAACTCCCGATGGAACTTCTTCAGCAGCCACCGGGGAGGCTGGGCCTTATCCGGAGGCGGCACATGGACCTCCCGGTCCCGGCGCTCGTCCTCCTCCGCCTGGGACAGGTGCTTTCGCCCGTTGGCCTTCACCAGGTCGGTGGGCTGTCTGGGTCCCGGCATGGCATCCACTCCTTTCACGCGGCCATGGGGAAAATTTCTCACACGAAGGGGGCCGCACGGTCTTGCGCCCCTCCGCCCAAAACTTTTTGGCACTGGGGGAAGGGTCCGGCAAGCCGGAGGCTTGCGGCGCCTGCGTGCGGGCGCGGCGGGAGCGCGGGCGGGCGCCCGAGCGTTCCGCCGCTTTGTTGCTCCCTCATCGTCAGAAATGGCCTCTTTTTTTGCGTTCTTCCGCCTGCTCCCGCGCCGTCTTCCGGTCATGGCAGCGCTTGCACAGGCTCTGATGGTTGGCCGGATCGATGAACAGCTGCCAGTCTCCCCGATGGGGCGTGACGTGGTCCACCACGGTGGCCCGGGTGCGAACGCCATGCCGGGCACACTCCCGGCACCAGGGCTCCCGCAGGAGCTGGGCCGGCCGCAGGTCGTCGGTCCATACGGGCAGGTTGTACCAGCCGTGGTATTCCACCGAGGCCCGGCGCTCGGCCCGCTTGGGCTTGTGCTTGGGACAGTAGCCCTCTCGGGTGAGCGCCGGACACCCGGGATGTCGGCAGGGTCGGAGCGGCTTCATGGCCACGGGCTATCACCTCCGGGCAAAACAAAAGCCAGCGCCCGACCTGGTCCCACGCTGGGGATCTTGTCGGGCTCTGGCTTCCGCTCCGGGCTATCACCTCCGGAGATGCAAAAAGCACCTGCACCGACAAGACCGCTTCAGCGCGGATCATGTGGCACAGGCACTCTGGCACAGGCACTCGTCGATATTCACGATGTGTTCGTGGCCGCAGCGTTTACAGTAGACCTGCAAGCACTTGGCCCGGGTTTCGGGGTAGATCCGGAGGACCCTCCCTTTCCCGCAGGACGGGCACATGAGCCATCCGTCCTTGATGACCAGTGTATCAGCTTTTCTTTTCGTTTGCAATGCCTCCCCCTCACTTTCTACATAGGGCGACGAATTATTAAGACTGGTTTCAAGCCGGAAAATTATTAAGCCGGCCGTCGTCGGCCTCTATTATATGTATACTGTCCCGGCTCCCGCTCTGGGAAAAGCAGATACCGGGCGCCGATGCAGTCGGCAAAGCCGTAGGGGTTCTTCTCGCTGAAGGTCTCGTAGTCCACTGCGCCCGCCGGCGGCGCCAGGGTTACGCTGTCGCTCGGGATGTCAATATATTCCACTTCATATTTTCTGAGATTGCGAGACCCGCGCCAAGTCCGTTCCCCGGGCCTAGGCCTGCCGAACTCCCTGGCCTCCTTCGTGAAGTACTTGGCCAGCTCCCGGTAATAGTGGACATCCAGCGGCTCGGCCCGGACGTAGCCTCCCCCCTGCCATAGGCTGCGAATCTCCTCCAGGTCCTCGGGCGAAGTGAAGTTGAGCACTACATGATGGTGGAGCCGCTTGTCCTCCAGTTCTCCATCAGCGTCCATCCAGTCATAGGTCCTCAGCTCATGAAAACCCTCAGTGGTGTAAATGTACCGCAGCTCCTCCCCCCTCTTTCGCCGGACCGCCCGGCAACTCCGGACAAATTTCTGGAATATTCTGTCCGCACCCCGCTTGTCCAGCGGAAGGTGGGCGTCGTCATAGGTGAAAACCAGCACCCAGTCGCGAGCCCCAAAGTTGGCCGCAAAGGTCAACTCCAGCTCCCGCCAGGAGCATTTGAGATTGTAAAACATCTGCCCCGGCGAAGTGGGACCCTGCCGCCTGCCCCGTGTCCGCCTTCCGCCGGTGTCCGGGACCTTGCCCAGCACCTCCAGGTGCAACAGGCCCGCCGTGATGGATTTGATACACTTGGCCATTTTGCCCTCCTATCTTTTGTTATGTTCTTCCTTCTACCCCTTGACAAATGCGCATTAAATGCGTATAATATACTTGTAAGGAGGAGAGACAATGAAACGCAGAGACTTGATAAAACTGCTGAAAGCCAATGGATGGTGGCTCCTCCGAAACGGCACTAACCACGATATCTATACCAACGGCAAAGTATCTGAGACAATCCCCCGACACTCCGAAATCAAAGAACAATTAGCACTCGCCATCATCCGGCGGCAGGGGCTGAAATAAGCCCCTCGCCGCCACCCAAAAAGGAGGTTTTCTATATGAAGCAAGTTTATCCCGTAATCCTCCATCCAGAGCAGGAGGGAGGTTTCTCTGTGTCCGTACCGGACCTGAACATCGGCACCCAAGGAGAGACGATCGCAGAGTGCATCGACATGGCGCGTGACGCCATTGGGCTTTGGGGAATCTGCGAGCAGGACGAGGGGCGTGTGATCCCGGAGCCCTCCGGCCTGACGCCAGAGCATGAGGAGGGAGAGCTGGTCACCCTCGTAGACATCGATTTTGACGCCTATCGCCGGACCCACGACATGCGGACGATTCGGAAAAACGTGACCATCCCCAGCTATCTCAATGATCTGGCAGAGCGTGCCGGCGTCAATTTCTCACAAGTCCTCCAGGACGGGCTGAAGCAGCGGCTCGGTGTGCAGTAACAAAATGGTCAGTCTCAGGCCGCCCTATTGGGGCGGCCTGTTTTATGTCTCTGATAACTTTGGTACTCTCGGGTAAGCTACCGTCGGAGGTGATCGTATGGACGATCGGTATGCCAACTTTGCAGAGGACCCGGTCATGCAGGCCTATTTCTCCCAGCTCCCCACCCCCATCCGGGAGCAGATCCGCGCTCGCAAGCCACAGCCCGCCACGCTGGAGGAGCTCCAGCGCATGGCCGAGGAGGTCAAGCGCCTGTTTTAAGGCCCCGCAGGAGGAGGCGCCGCCCCGCCGTGGGCGGCGCTTTTTCTATCCTATGTCCAGCTTCAGCTGCTCGGGCAGCTTCTCCCGGATGGAGACCACCCTGGCATCGCCCAGCTGCTCCAGGGCCATGCCCAAAACCTCCTTCACACACTCTGCCGCCCCCGGCGGCGCGTTGACCTGGATGGTGACGATCAGCATGTGGTGTCCTCCTGTCTCTCGGGCGGGCGGCATTCAGGCGGGGTGGGAAGCGGCATCCAATACAACACTCTACATTTCGTTCCGTGAGACACTTCTCCGCCCCAATGTCCGTCTATACAATACCCAATCCCGTATGTTTGGTACATTCTGTTAAAGTCCCCATACCTAAAGTATTCGTACCAGCAAAGGACATCTACGCAGTTCTCCGGTAACCTCTCCTCCACGCTCATCCACTCGCCCGGCGGGGCAATGGTGGGCATGGAGCCAACTTTATCTGTTGTCATAGGCAGTCTCCTTTTGTACGCCAGGTCGGCCGTACCGCCAGGCGAATGTGATGCAGCGGGTATAGTGCTTGTCCCACTCCCAGCCGCCCGGGCGCTTGCACGCTCCGTGGGCGTCGTCGTGCCACAGGCAGTTGTGGCAGGTCCGCCGGTAGGCATCCAGCACGATCAGCTCACCCATCGTCGCTCTCCTGTGGCTGGAGACGCCCCTTCCAGCCACAGGAAGGGCAGTAAAAGGTGTTCCCACACCCACCATTCCCACAAGTCTCGCCGCAGCTTGGGCACTGGGCATCGGAAAAAATCAGCTTCTCATGGGCGTCCTCCTCTCCCTCCGGCGGGCGGCGGTAGACTTTGTAAGTCCCAGTTGGACCGTCCAGTGTTTCACCCATGATGTATTCTTCCAGGTCCAGACCGGCACCCTCAAGAGCACTGGTGCTATATAGTTTCCCCTGGACCACCAGCGCCGTCTCTCCGCTCCCGTCTGGGTACTCCAACCAAACTTCGCTGAGATACATCTTGTCAAGGTCCGCTTGTGTCAGCGCCTCGTTGCTGTGCTGTGGGAAGGGGCCGCCAGTCAGCCCAGCGGCCCGGGCCTCCGATTCCTCCAGAGCCGATTTGGCGCCCCGCAAAATGGTGCAGCCGTGGACACCGCAGTCGTGCTCCCAGCCGCAGCCCAGGCAGGCCAGACTTCCTGTCTCCACCGCCAGTCGCCCCAGCGCCTTCAGTAGCTTTTCATTTCCCATGTGCTCCTCCCCTCACGCCGTCCTGGCCTGGGCTTCTTTGCCCGCCGCTTTCCGGCGTGGCACCTTCGGAGTGCCGTCATCATTTCGCTTGCTGCCGTCCCGGAGCCACCGCAGCCAAGTGTCCAAAAAATCCTTGTGAATGATCCTGGGACTGACCCGCCCCGGGTTCTCCGGGCAGGAGCTGCACTCGTTGTCATACCCGTGGATCTGCCTTAGCTGATTCCCGTCCATCTCCAGGGTGATGTACGGGGTAGCCGGGGCATTGGTCCGGCGGAGGAACAGGATGGTGGTCACACCGTTCATGTGCCGTTCGGCGTAGCCGCCCACACAGTGGTGCAGGGCCTTGCCCTCCCGCCGGATAGCCAGGCTCGTAGCCGGGAACACGATCTTCAGCCCGTCCAGCTCAAACTCATACTTGAGCCGCCGCTCCTTCAGGGATGCCGCCCGCCGCTTTTTCTCCTCACGAGCTTGCTTGGCGGCCAGCTCCTCGGTAGCAGAGTCATGGGCGGCGTGGAGGTCCTCCGGCCACAGCACCTTGCCGTGCTCCATACACCGCCCCAGCGCATACGCCGCCTCCCAATAATCCCGGTAGAGCCCGAAGAGGGTGGCGTAGCGGTCATCGGTCTGTTCCGAGACCCGATCCAGGTAGCGCAAGAACCGCCCCGGCGTCAAATGGCGCTTTCCCAGAAACCGCAGCACCTCCATGGCCTTCACCTGACAGCCCCAAAGGTTCCGGAAGTCCATACAGAAGGGCAGGTCCCAGCGCTCTCCCCAGTGCTTCAACACATAGTTCCGGATGGCCAGCACCTCAAGGGGCGGCTGCACGCCCAGAAACCAACTCAGTTCCCGTTTATTCAGCCCAAAGGCCTTTCTGGGGTCGGTCTCCTCCCAGCACATGGCCGCCACGTTTTTCTTCCTGGCGTAAATGAGGTCGCTCAAAGGCTCCCATGGGCCGGACTTCACCAGCATCTCTACCTGTCTGGGGTAGATGGCGTAGGCGGTCAGGTAGGAGATGAAGTCGTCAAAATAGGCGGCATATCCCCTGCCCCCGCGGGGGCGGAACTGCCAGTGGTCGAAGAAGCCGCAGTATCGGAAGAAGGGCTGCCCATCCAGCTCCTCCCGGTTGAGGATGGAATAGGGCTCGTAGTGGTACCAGTAGATGGGGCCGTCCTTGAAGGGCTCGCTCACCAGCTTCCGGCGGCCCAGCCTGTCCCGCTCGTAGGTGATGACCGGCTCATGCTCCCGGTAGGTGACCTGGTAGTCGGCCTGCATCACCTCTCCCCTGGCAAAGCGGTAGCCGCTGGAGCACCAGGCAGTGGGCCGGGCGGTGAGCCCCTCCTCGCTGGAATAATCCTTCCTCAGCGCCAGGGCGTCGGCGTAGAGGGCGTCTCCCCTTGCGTGGAGGAGCACCGTTAATTCCACCTGGCGCAGAGACGTCCGTTTTTTCGCCTTGGCCAGGTCGATCACCGTCACGCTGCGCCCGCACCATGGGCAGGTCCACGACTCCCTGTGCCTGAGACGGTCCAACAGTTCCCGGTGCCCCTCCGTCTCCATCCGGGTCAGACAGGGGCGGTACTCCTTGTGGCCGCAGCAGGAGGTGTATAGCCTCACACCGCCCAGACCCATCAGGTCCACCTCTTTTCGGAAGAACAGGTAGTGTGGGAACAGGTCGTTCATCCGCACCAGGTCCTCCTCGGTGACGGTGGGCCAGCTGTTCAGGAGTTCCCGCTCCCGCTCCGTGTACTTCACCCTACCCGCCCCCTCAGAAGAAATCCGAGAGGTCCAACAGGATGCCGGTCTGCTGCGGCTCCGCCGCCGGCTCCAGCTGGACGCTCATGGTGAAGTTGACCCTGGCCCCGTCGAAATAGAAGGACGCCGCCCGGCGGTAGGCCTCCAGATCGGAGAGGGAGCTGCCCACCCCCTTGGCCACGGCGGCCATGCAGTCCGGGAAGGAACCTCCCTGGGCCACAGCCTGGGCGAACTCCTCGTTTTGCTGGCAGAACTCCAGGAGGGCGTCCCGGACGGCGGACTTCATGGCGCCCTCCTTCTGACCCTTGACCTTGTCATACTCATCCTTCAGGCGTTTCTCCGCCTGCTCGTACCAAGTGGTCATTCCACACACCTCCCGATGGCCTCTGCCAGGGCTTTCATGGCCTTCTCCGCCCCCTGTGCGGCAGTCTGGTCGGGGCGGTTCCGCAGCTTGAGGAGGATGCCGCGCATTTTGTTGGCCGTCTCCTGGGACTGCTGGAAGAGGACCTTGAAGGTGGCCATGTCCTCGTCGGAGGAGAGCGCGGCGTTTTTCCGTGCCTGCTCGGCGTCCTTCAGTTGGACCTGAGCCTGCTCCAGAGCGGCCTCGGCCTCCTTCCGCTTTTCCTCAGCCTTGGCTTTGGCCGCCTTGGCCTTGTCCAGCTTGGCCTGCATCTCGGCCACGGCCTCCGCCCTGGCCTGGGTGATGGCCTCCTGGTCAACCACCGTCTCCACCGCCACGTCCACCGGCCGATTCTTCAGCTCGGTGAGCTCCCGCTCCAGGCGGGCGGTCTCCTGATCGGCCCGCTCCTTCTCTTCCCGGGCCGACTCCAGCGTGGCGTTGACCACCTTCATGTCGGCCTCCATCTTCGCCCGGGCGGCTTCCGCTGCTGCGGCGTCGGCCTTGGCGGTCTCGGCGGCCTTCCGGGCTTCATCCCGGTCCTTGATGGCCTGCTCCAGCTGCCGGGCGGACATGTCTATGACGTTGTGCTCCTCCACAAAGCTGTCCCGCTCCTCCGCCGGAACGGCCAGGAGCATCAGCGCCTTGGATGCGCCCAAATCCGCCAACGTGTTCGGATTTGACCACTCCCGGGCCAATTTCATGAACTTCTGGGCCGTCCGCTCGGAGAGTTCCACTCGTTCATTGAGCCAGGGCAGCCACTCTCCGTGGGAGAGCATACCCTTGGCCTCGATGAGCCGGGCGCCGATGTCCAGGATGGCCTCCCCGGCCTCCCGTTTCAGATCCAGGATCTCGCCGGTGACCGTTTCGATGGTCCGCGGCAGGCTCATCCTGGCCTCGAACTCCGCCTCCTCGGCCTCCTTCCACTTGGCCCGGCGGCGCTCCTCCTGGTCGTCGATCTCATAGCCCGGCCGGGCGTTTGCGTCATAATAGGGGCAGTCCAGCTCGTGGCCGACGTGGGCGCATTTCTGCTCGCACTCGGCCTGGAGCGGACAGCGGTCATTGGTCTTTCCCATGACAATGCTCCTCTCCGTTAAATTCCGTACTTGGCGACAAATTCGCCGTAGCTCATATGTAAGCGCCTGGCCTTGGCGGCGATCTGCCCCAGGGTCATGGGCTTAGCGCCCTCCGACGTTTTGGTCTTCCGCTTCGCCCGGCGCTTTTCCTGACTCTCTTTGTGCGTGGAGCGGATGACCTCCCCCCGGCACTCCGGGCAGTAGCGGGAGTTGAAATGCCCCTCGCACTCCTTCCCGCAGATCTCACAGGTATAGAGCACACTCATCGCTCCCCCTCCCCTCTCAGCTTGTCCAACGCCCAGAGGATGGCGTCGGCCACCTCCCGGTGCTCCTTCTCCCGGTCTGGGTCCGCCCGCATCAGGGACAGGTGGCGGCGGTACTCCGCCTCCAGCAGCTGTATTTTACGTTTCTCCATCGTCAACCTCCGATCCGGAATTGTTCGGGGATCTCTTCCTTCGTTTTCCGCCGGTAGGACATACCGGAGATTTTACTGGTGGCCAGGGAGAACGCCAGCTTGCATCCACCCACAGACCCGTGCCG